TTGACCCTGAATTTAAAATGATAAAAGGGGAAACACTATCGGCAAAGGTAGAACGCATAGACTAATAACATTTAATAACTTTTGATATGAAACCACGTAAGAAGATAGATAATGAAAAATATACCGACGAGGAGCTTAAACAAGCTCTTATCAAGGCTAACGGACAACCTACTAAAGCTGCCGAAATACTTGGCGTTACCTATCCATCTGTATATGGGCGTATTCGTAAAAATCCTGAATTGGAAATGGTACAAAAAGCCTACCGAGCACGTACATTCAATGATGTATCAAACTTGGTATCTGTCATTGCTATTATGGGTGTTATTCGTGAGCCTCTTACTGATGAAGAAGGTACTGTAATACCTAATCAATTCCGTGAAGTGCCAGTTGATTATCGTACTCGTATGACAGCTATGCAAACAGTACTATCCACCTTCAAAACAGACGACGGCATAAAGGAGGAAGTATCTGTACAAGGCAGCATAGACATAGCCCAATGGCTAAAGAACAACAACAAGAACAATGATTAAGACCCAACCTGTATATGATCCTTTGTACTTGAATAAGGATAAGTTTATCATTATAATCACTGGAGGGCGAGGCTCTGGTAAATCGTACAACGCCTCTACCTTCCTTGAACGCTTATCTTTTGAAGCAGGTCATAAAATCCTTTTTAGCCGTTACACTATGGTATCAGCTCATAACTCTATTATTCCTGAGTTTGAGGAAAAGATACAAGCAGAGGGAACACAAGCCTATTTCAGTGTAACGAAAACGGCTATTAAAAATACCTTTTCAGGTTCTGAGATTTTATTCAAAGGGATTAAGACATCATCAGGGAACCAAACCGCTAACCTCAAATCATTACATGGTATTACTACTTTCATAGGTGATGAGATGGAGGAATGGGTAGATGAGGAATCTTACAAAAAGCTCTTGTACTCTATTCGTCAAAAAGACATGCAATTGAGAGTTATCCTCATTATGAACCCTTCTAATGCTGAGCATTTCATTTATAAGAAGTATATCGAGCAAACACATAAGGTAGTAATGATTGATGGTGTGGAGGTACAAATATCCACTCATCCTGATGTGTTGCATATTCATACTACCTACTTAGATAATATCGAATACCTAAACGATATTTTCTTACAACAAATCAAGCGCCTTAAAGAGGATAGCATTGCACAAGCAACTGATGAGCTCGGCAATTTCTCTCAAGCCTTGTTTAACAAAAGTGAATACGCACAAAAGATTATAGGTCGATGGGCTGATGTATCCGAAGGGGTAATATTCACCAACTGGGAGATTGGAGATTTCGACACCTCATTACCTTATGGGTACGGACAAGATTATGGATTTAGCATCGACCCTGATACACTCATTAAAGTAGCAGTGGATAATCGTAGCAAAGTCATCTACATTGATGAAAAATACTATAACAACAAGCAATTATCCTCTGACGGGCTTTATCAGCTCAATAGCACTTTGATAGACCACCCTGACGACCTTATTGTTGCTGATAGTGCCGAGCCTCGACTTATTGCAGACCTGAGAGACAAGGGGTTAAACATAGAGCCTTGCGAGAAAGGAGCAGGCAGCGTATCAGCAGGTATAACCACTATGCTTAATTATAAGTTAGTAGTAACCCCTGAGAGCTTCAACGTGATGAAGGAGCTAAAAAATTACGCTTGGAATGACAAGAAAGCAGGTATCCCCATAGATAACCACAACCACGCTATAGATGCTATTCGTTACATTACAATGAAGCTGCTAAGTGGTACCAATAACAACCTATACCAACTCGCCTCAATGATTTAGCAGCCTCCGTGGCAACTCAAAATTAAAAACTCAAAATTCAGAAACAATGACACAAGAAGAATTCAAACAAGGAGTAACATTAATAGATATTTCTACTTATCAGCGTCAGTATGATGTAAAAAAGCACGAAATACTCATAAATAAGCACCGCTACCCTGACCCTGAAATAATGATACCACTCACTGACGAAGCGGGTAATCCTCTTTTAGATAGTCAGAACAAACCACGATTTGAAAAACGTATTCGTTCCCTTAATCGTGTAGCCCTACCCTACCAAAAGCGTATCGTTAGAATCGCTACTATGTTTCAAACAGCTATCCCTTACAAATATACCGCAGAGGATAGCCCTCTTTTTGCTGCCTTTCAGTCAGTTATAAAGTTAAACAAAATGAGTTTTTCAGACAGCAAAATATGTACAGAGGTAAAGCGTTACACTCAAGTAGCTGAGTTGTGGTATCCAGAAGAGGAGGAAAACGAGAAATACGGTGTACCTTCTAAATTTCTATTGCGACACAAGGTACTATCACCTGAAAAATACAAGCTATATCCACGCTTTGACGATAATAACAACCTTATATCTTTTGCCGTTGAAAGTACCACCAAAGAGGGCAAAATTGTATTCCAAGCCTTCACCGCTGAATTTATATACACTTTCACTACTGAAAACGGGGTAACCACTACCGAAGTAAAACCTAACATCATAGGGAAAATACCCATAGTACTATACCAGCAAGATGAGACCGAATGGAACACCGTACAACACCTCATTGAAATTGCCGAAGAACAGCGAAGCAATTTCTCAGAAAGCAACAAAAAATTCGGAGAACCTATCCTCATGATAGCAGGGCGTGTTGAGGGTAAAACAGCTACCAACAACACTGGCGGTAAAGTATTCGAGGTAAAAGACGGGGGTAATGTGCAATTTGTGGTACCTCCTAATGCTAATGAGAATTTCGATAGAGAAATGAGTATGAATCGCCGTGATATACACGAGTTCACGGATACTCCAGACCTTTCTGATGAGTTCTATGCGGGCAAAGGCAATATGCTATCAGGCGTAGGGCGTAAACTCGCATGGCTACCTGCTCACCTCAAGGTAAAAGATAACGAAGCTATATTTATTCCTGCTCTACAAAGGCGTATCAATATTATTTTAGCTTTCCTCTCTAAGATGTATATCCCCTTTGAGAAGGAACTCAAAACCATAAACATCACCCCTATCATCACTCCGTTCGATATTGACGACGATACCGAGATGATACGTACCCTTATGGAAGCCAATGGAGGAAAACCGCTACTCTCTCAACGAGAAGCCATGCAACGTTTTGGTATTACAGACCCTGAAGCCCAATTACAGCAAATCAAATACGAGGATAATAGCAGCCTCAATGAAGCAAGTATCTAATGAATTACGATAACGAACATAGAAAGCACCTACTCACTTACCTACAACAGATAGAACGATTATTCTATCAGTGGGTAGGTTTTTCTGTGTCCTTAGCTCTCAAAACAGATTTTCAAGAACTTGTAACAAGCACCCTTTTTGCCTTTGCCACTACCAAGAAAGGAAAAGCCTTTGATAAGGAGTTATCTAAATTCAGCGACCAATTAGACCAAATCATAAAGCAAGGCATTACTAAAGAATGGGCTTTTGCGAACCTCAAACAAGACCACCTACTAAGAGAAGGACTAACCAAGTATCAGAACTTAGAAGCCCTTGAGGCCTTTAAGAAACGTAAGATTAAAGATTTCACGGTCTCCAATCGTGTATGGGACATCGCTAAAAAAGCCCAAACTGAAATAGAACTTGCCTTATCTGTTTCCTTGGAGGAAGGCAAAAGCGCTGTCCAACTAAGCCGTGAAGTACGCAACCTATTGAACAACCCTACTGCATTATTTCGCAGAGTAAGGGACAAATACGGCAACCTCGTACTAAGCAAAAATGCCCAAAACTATCACCCTGGGCAAGGGGTGTACCGAAGTGCCTATAAAAATGCTTTGCGCCTCGCAAGTAACGAAATCAATGTAGCCTATAAGTCCGCTGATTGGTTGCGAATACAGCAAAACCCTGATGTAGTAGGTTTTGAAGTACGCCTATCACCACAGCACAAAGTATATGACATGTGCGACCAGCTCAAGGGTAAATATCCTAAATCTTTTCGTTTCCACGGCTGGCATGTAGGCTGTAAGTGTCATATTATTACTATTCTTAAGACTGACGAAGAACTTATCAAAGAACTCAAAGCCGATGAAACACTACCTCCTGAAAGCTCAACTAATTACGTAGAGGATGTGCCAAGTAATTATAAGCAGTGGGTAACTGATAACAAAGATAGGTTCAAGAATTGGAAAACAAAGCCTTATTTTATTGAGGCTAACAGAAATGATAAGGATATATTACAGAAGTTATTAGAAGTATCAAAGCCTTTCCAAAAAAGTACTTATGTAGCCTTTGAACCTTTTTCACCTATGATTATTGAGCGTTTGAAGAAGATAAAACACAATGCCGATAAGCAAAAACTATTACAGGAGATCATAGACGATAACAGGGCGAAACTCGTCTTTCAGAACGAAACAAACGGGGCTAAGACTGTTATCTTTGACCTACATAGAGGTAAAGGAGAAAGTCTAAATAACACCTTAGCAATGGCAAAAGCACTTAACGAGAAAGGCAAATCAGTAGCTCTATTACCTGAGTATGATAAGATTAGCAGTGCTGATGCTATTGTGGAGTTCAAAGAAAAACTAACCATAGCCGATTTTAAGTATCTAAAATCAAAAAAGATAAACACCCTACAAAAAGAATTATATGAAGGATTTGAGCAGACAGGAACCATTGTGTTAAAATTAGAAAATGGAAATACTGATTTATTTGTTCAATCTATTGAGTATTTAAAAAGGAATGAAAGAAAAATTGGTGATTTGATACTAATAAACAAATATGATAACATATTGGAGTTATCATATAAAGACATTAATTTAGGTAAATACAGAAAACTAGTAAAAGGATTTTTCTAAAATAAAAAACTACCTTGAATATTTTACTTTCAAGGTAGTTAGTGAGCTTCGGGATACTATACCGCCATTACGCTCTGGTGGGCGTTGCCCATAAATAATGTTTTTAAAGGTGAAAA